GTCACGTCGCTCGATAGCAAGTGGTTTCATGGTCCCTACGGCTTTGTCCTGACCGACCCGAAACCGCTGGATTTTGTGCCCTGCAAAGGAAAGCTCGGTTTTTTTACGCCGGACATTGATTTTGCCCTGCTGAAAGTGAGGGTGTGATGAGCGGTACCTGGTACGACGATGCGCGCCAAGTGATTGCCGAGCTCCACGCAACGCTTCCGGCGGATTTGCCTTTTCCCGAGCGCGTTAAAGCGGTGCGCGATGCCTATCCCTACGGCGAGCGACGGCGCTGGCCTTACAAGGCGTGGTGCAAAGCACAGCGGGACTATCTGACGCGGTTTGTGACGGCAGACACGAGGCCGAAAAACCTGCCTTTGACCCCGTTAGAGCAGTTCATCGAAACATCAATTCATTCCGGGACGTCAGGAGATAACAATGGCCGAGCATGAAAACATCCTGCGCAAAATCAAATCCTGTCTGGCGCTGGCGCAGTCCGACAACCCGAACGAGGCTGCTGCGGCACTGTCGCGCGCACAGGAGCTGATGGCAAAATACGGGGTTAGCCATGACGATGTTGCGATCAGCGATGTTAACAGCAGCACCGCGAACAGCCGTGCTGGCAGGGTGCCACCGAAGCATGTCGTGATACTTGCCAATATGGTGGCGCGGGCCTTCGGTGTCGAAACGGTATATCGCCCCTATTATCAAAGTGACAAATGGCGGGCGCGTTTCGAGTTTTATGGACTTGATGCCAGCCCCAAGGTCGCGGCCTATACCTATGAAGTGCTTGAGCGCCAGCTGACAAAAAGCCGCACGGCCTATATTGGCAGCCTGAATAAACGTCTGAAACGCAGCACCAAAGTGCGCCGGGGCGATATGTATGCCAGTGGCTGGGTTCGCGCGGTTGCCGAAAAAGTCACATCGCATTGCGCGACAGAGGCGGAAACCAAAGCCATTGAAGCCTATGAGGCAAAGCAATTTGGCGACAGTTTACAGAGCCTGAAAGGCAGAGACCTTAGCACCAAGGCGCGGAACCATGATTACGGGGCGTTGGTGGATGGTCTGGCCGATGGCAGCAAGGTTGATTTTCGCCAGGGTGTTGCAGGTGAGGGCCAGCAGGCGCTGACCGGTGGAGGTGACCGGTCATGACATCGGAAATGAATGTCCAATTGGCAGATAAATGGAAACAGCTTGAGCAGTCGTCATCAAAATCGATACTAACAGAGACTTTCGACCATTACTGCATATTCAAGAATTGCATTCCTTGTTTCGATTGGGTCTGGGGGGAGAAAATCACCCAGAAACTTTCGATCTTCGGGGTTGAATCTCGCGAGGAGATATCGAATATTAACCAGTTTTTGCCGGAGAGGGGCAGTGTTTATTTTTTCTGGAATTTCAGGCATGCATGTCAATATTTCCATAGCCATCGCTGTGATCATATCATCACGCCTATGAGTTTTGTTTGCGCGAAACATATCCAGGCAGAGCTTTCCAGATTTACTTTTTTCATCAGTGCTACGAAGAAATTGATTAATTTCTTCTCGAAAAGTATGGAGATAGAGTTCGGTGATTCTCTGCTTCTCGTCCAGAAACGGAGCCATTGCACCTCGATAAGCCATCCAGCCACCAATAATCGCGGCGGCACCCGCCAGCAAAGTTTCCCACTGAATTTCATGCTTAATTGGTTCGCTCAATCCCGCAGCAAAACCGATGCCAAATCCGGTCACCAGCGTACACAAGACAACTGCAAAATACTTACCTTCTCGCATTCCATCCTCGTACGAACCTTTGGTACCAAACCGAGTATCGGCAAAGCACTGGAGGGATACAATGCCTAAATCCCCACAATGGCAAATGCTCAATCGCCAAATCCGCGCTGCCGAGAAGGAACGCGGTATTGATCGGGATGCGCATGAGGCGATGGTGCAAAATATCACCGGCAAAACCAGCCTAGGCCAATGCACCGACGCTGAAATGCACCAGATTATCGCGCATCTGAACGGCCCCCGTGCGGGGTTCAAGAAATCGGCGAAGGGCTATGTGCGCAAGATTTGGGCGCTGTGGGGCAGCCTTAAAAAGGCCGGGGCGCTTAGTGCGACCGACACCGATGCCGCGCTGTTGGCCTTCGTGAACAAGCACCTCAAAGCCCGCCAGTTTGCCCATGTGCGGCAACTGGACTGGCTGACCTATGACGAAGCCGCGCCTGTGATTGAAGCCCTGAAAGACTGGGACCGCCGCATGAAAAACGGAGGTGCTGCCTGATATGCCGCGTGCTGGATCGACATACGGGATTGAAGACGTTGCCGAACTGGTTTCGATGCGGGCGGCCATGCGCCTGGTCGAAGCCTTTCCCGGCACGGTCCTTTACATCCCGAAAAAGATCACGCAAGACCATGAACTTTGCGTCATTGGCATTGATGACGCCTATGCCCTGTCACGCGTTTTTGGCGGGTGCCACCTTCAGGTTCCAATGTCTATTCTATCGCGGGAGAAAAGACGCCTCTTGATTTGTCGTCTCGCATCCGAGAATATCAGCCGTCGGCAGATTGCTTTGCGCGCCGGATGCACCGAACGGCGGGTTTATCAAATCCTTGAACAGGAAAATGTGCAGGACGACCGGCAACCTTCGCTTTTCTAGGCCCTGCCCCTGAAACTTTCAGCTGAATTGTGACGGCGTTAACCGCCACCCTCATTGCAACGAACCGAACGGTATTTTGCATTGAGGCCCCCAATGTCCCTGCCCATGTCCCCGCATGATCTGAATTTGCGCCTTTCCCGGAATTTCACCCTGCGCGAAGCGGTAAAATCACAAACGGCATCGCGCCTTGGGATCGACAATACCCCGCCGCTTGAAGTGATCCCCAAGCTTGTACGTGTTGCGGAACACATCCTTGAACCTGCCCGTGCTCATTACGGGGTCAAGTATTCACCGAACTCCTTTTTTCGCTGCCCTGAATTGAACCGCGCAATCGGCAGCCAGGACACCTCCCAGCATATCAAGGGGGAAGCGGTTGATATTGAAATCCCCGGCCAGACCAATTTTGATGTCGCGCAGTGGATTTCGCAAAATCTCGATTTCGATCAGCTCATTCTGGAATGCTATCAGCCCGGCGACCCACATTCAGGCTGGGTCCATGCATCCTATGTTTCGGCAGCCGAGAACCGCCGGGAAATCCTGCATTATAACGGAAAATTCTATGCGTGGGGGTTGCCATGAAGTGGGCGGACCTTGGTAAAACCCTGGCGCAATCGGCCCCGCTTGTCGGCACGGCCTTGCTTGGCCCGGCGGGCGGGGCTATTGGTACGGGCCTTGCCGCGCTGTTTGGCACCGATACAGACCCGGATAAAATCGCCCAGGCCATCAATGCCGACCCCGTTGCCGTTCTGAAACTGCGCAAGTTCGAGATTGAACATCAAAGCGAGTTGACCAAAGCGGTGATTGCCGCCGGGACAGCCGACATTGCCGCGATCAACAGTACCATGACAACCGAAGCGCAATCCGACCATTGGTGGGTATCGGGTTGGCGACCTTTTTGGGGCTTTGCCAGTGCCACCGCCTGGGCGTTTTTGGCCGGGTGCCTTGGCATCGCAATTTTGCGGGGTGACGGGGTTGGCATTGCCCTGTCGGTTTTTAACGCCGTTCCCGAAACCTTCTGGCTGATTCCGCTGGCCGTGCTTGGCATTGCATCCTGGCATCGCGGCAAGGAAAAGCGGGCACGGGTTGAAGGGGCGACATGGGGAAATGCCAATGATCTCGTCAATGGTGTGATCACAAAAATCAACGGAAAAACAAAAGGGGACACAAGTGGTGGATGACATCAGCTATCAGCTTGGCGAGATCAAGGGCCTTTTGCACGGCATCAGCAATAATGTGACCGAACTTTCGAGCAAGGTTGACGGTATGGATGGCCGGTTGCGCCATGTTGAAAAGAAAGCCGCGATCAATGGTGCTATTTCAGGCGGAATCATTTCAGCAAGCGTTGCCGGGATTGTGGCTGCCGTAAAGGCCAATATCGGGGGGGCATAGATGGCGCACAGCCCTGAAATCAAATCGCAGGCGCGTGCGCTTTATGTTTTTGACCGGCTTGACCTGACAAAGATTTCCGAACGGCTTGGCGTTTCGCCTGGCACGGTACGGCGCTGGAAATCGCAGGCGGAAACCGAAGGCGATGTTTGGGACAAGTCGCGCACAGCGGCCAGCATGGCCGCAAGCGGCACCGATGATATCGTTGCCATGCTGATTGAAGATTACGTGCAACTGCACCTGACGGTGATTGAAGAACTGAAGGCAGCGACAGACATCAAACCGCTGCAAAAAGCCGAAGCCCTTGCCGGTCTGGCCGATGCGTTTAACAAAACCATCAATGCCGCCGGGCGGGCCTCACCCAAAATTTCCGAACTTGCTGTTGCCCAGGACGTGATCAAACGGCTGGGTGATTTCGTGACAGGGCGGTTCCCCCAACACGGTGAGGCCTTCATCGAAATCCTTGAACCCTTCGGCAAGGAGGTTTTAAGCGCCTATGGCTAAACGCGAACGCCTCACCCCCAAGCAGTTTGAGAAATCCCTTGCGGAATATCGCGAGGGGTTTGTGCGTAATCTCGAAGCGCGCTGTTCAGGGTTTGACCCCGACCCGGTTGCCGCCAAAACCCGCCGCGACAAAGGCCGCAAGGATTTTGAATATTTCGCGCGCACCTATTTCCCGCATTATATTCGCGGCAAAAAAGACCCCAAAACCGGGATTGAAAAGCCGATCAATCTGTCAAACCTGCATCGGTATTTTTGCGACCATTTCCCAGCCCTGATCGAAAACCCCGAAAGTGTCAATGAAGTGATTGCCGCCCCGCGCGGTGAAGCTAAATCGACCTATGCCCTGATTTTCACCGTCTATTGCGCGGTATATGCGCTTAAACATTACATGATTTACATCATGGATGTGTTTGACCAGGCATCGGTGGTGGTCGAGGCTTTCAAGGTTGAATTTGACAGCAACCCGCGCCTGCGCACCGACTTCCCCGATATTATCGGCAAAGGCCCGGTCTGGCAGGATGGCGTGTGTGTGACACGTAACAATATCAAGTTTCACGCACGCGGTGCCGGGCAGCGCATTCGTGGCCTGAAACATGGCGCACGCCGCCCGGACCTTGCGGTGCTTGATGACATTGAAAACGACGAAAATGTCAAAACACCCAAACAGCGCGACAAGCTGGAAAGCTGGATTGATACGGGTGTGGCAAACCTTGGCGAAGCCGGGGAAAAGTTCGACCTGATCTTTGTCGGCACCGTGCTGCATTATGATTCGGTATTGGTGCGCAAGCTCAACAATCCGATGTGGCAAAGCATCAAGTTCCAATCGATCCTGAAATGGCCGGATCGCATGGATATGTGGGATGCGTGGGAAGAAATCCTGCGCAATCAGTCGCGTGAAGCCGCGCGGGATTTCTATGCAAACAACCGCGCCAAAATGGAAAAAGGCGTGATTGTCAGTTGGCCGCAAAAACGCCCGATCCTGTATCTGATGGAATTACGCGCGCGCATTGGTCACAAATCGTTCAGTTCCGAACAGCAAAACGAAGCAATCGACGAAAACGCCGCCTTTCAGAACTTCACCTATTGGGTCCAGTTTGAACCGCAATGGGTCTATTTCGGGTCGTGCGACCCGTCGCTGGGCAAGAAAGGCAATCACCGTGATCCCTCTGCCATTCTGGTAGGTGGATTTGATCGCCGGGCAGGTGAACTGGCCGTGGTGGAGGCTTCCATTCGCAAGCGGGTTCCCAAGGTTATTATCAGCGACATCATCGCATTTCAAAAACAATATCGTTGCGTCGCCTGGGGTATTGAAACCGTCCAGTTTCAGGAATTCCTGCGCACGCAACTGATTGACGAAGCGATTCGTCAGCACATCGCGCTCAATGGTGTTCCGGTGCCACAAAACACCGACAAGGATTTGCGCATTGAAAGCCTGCAAGTGCCGATCAGTGACGGGCGGATCAAGCTGCATCCGAGTCAGAATGTCTTGCGCACCCAGCTTGAGCAATGGCCGAACGGCGACCATGACGATGGGCCGGACGCCCTTGAAATGCTGTGGAACCTTGTAATTACCTATGGCGCACCGCTTGACATCAGGACAGGTGGCCAGCGGGCATCCGTGAATGCCTACGGCGAACATCACAGCACGATTTCAGTAAATGGAAACTACGGCGCGGCAAGCGGCGCGTTGAACTGGCGGGGCTATTAGGTCATGGCGCGAAAGAACAAAAACACCAACAAACAGGCCAGGATCGAAAAGCCGGTTGTCACTGAAGTGGCCGGAGTTAAAAGCGATCTTGACCTTGCCAAACTGATCAACGAAATCACCACCCCCAACGACACGGTGCTGAAAAGCATTGGCAATCGATATGACGCTTATAAAGCCCTGTTGCGCGATGATCAGGTAAAGACCGCGTTCGGCCAGCGCCTGGACGCGATGGTCGGCAAGGAAGTGACGGTCGAGGCCGGGGGTACGTCGCTCCAGGACAAAAAAGCCGCCGAATTCATCCGCAACCAGCTTGATGCCATCGATTTTGACGCGACCTGCCGGAAAATGGCCTATGCCCAGTTTTACGGCTATGCGGTCGCCGAAATGCTGTGGGCTTTTGACGGGACGCAAATCGTCATTGATGCCATCAAAGTGCGCAAGTTTGACCGTTTCCGTTTTGACGGCGCGGGTCGCCTGCGCCTGATAACGAAAACCGCGCCCAAGGGCACGATCATGCCAGAACGCAAGTTCTGGGTCTCGACGGTCGAAACCGACAATGACGACGATCCTTACGGGCTTGGCCTGGCGCATTTCCTGTATTGGCCGGTCTATTTGAAACGCAATGGCGTGCGCTTTTGGGCGGTCGCGCTTGAAAAGTTCGGGATGCCCACAGCAATCGGCAAACACCATGCCGGAGCAACCGATGACGAGGTCAGGACGCTGCTTTCTATTTTGACATCCATTCATGGACAGGCTGCCGTAACCGTACCACAGGGGCAGGAAATCAGCCTGCTGGAAGCCGTTCGGGCATCGGGCGGCGATCACGAGAAGTTCGTCAAATATCTGGATGCCATGATCGCCAAAGTGATTGTCGGCCAAACCTCCACCACCGATAGCGGATCATGGCGCGGCACCGCGAATGTGCATAAAGATGTGCGCGATGAAATCATCAAGGCCGATACCGACCTTTTGTGCAGCACATTTAACAACGGGCCGGTCAAATGGCTGACACAATGGAACTTCCCGACCGCAAAGCCGCCCCGTGTCTGGCGTGTGCTTGATGACGAGGAAGATTTGGATAGCCGGGTCAAGCGCGACAAACTCATTTATGACATGGGCTTTGTCCCGGCACTTTCTTACATCAACGACACCTATGGCGGCGAATGGACCCTAAGCGAGGCCCAGTCAAAACCGCCTGCCGCCCAGGGCAATGACGCTACATCATCAGACAGCACAGCGTTTGCCGATCCTGCCGGGGACGTCATTGATCAGGCCCTTGATCAGGAGCTTGAGGATTGGCAGCCACTCATGCGCCCAATCATCGACCCTTTGCTTGATCTGATTGAAGATGCGGCGTCCTTTGCCGACATCGAAACCGGCCTGCGCAAGGCATATCCCGATATGGATATTCAGGCATTTGCGCAAAAGCTGCGAGAACTGACTTTTGGCGTTGAAGTCGCGACACGCGCCGGGGCGAAACTCAATGACGGTGATTGACCTTCAGGCGGTTGCCCCCGAAGCCGCCATCAAATTGTTCGCGCGCAAGGGCCTTGAGATTTCGTTTGACTGGCGCGATGTGGATGCTGATCAGCACGCGCGGACCTTTACCGTTGCCAAAGCCATGCGCCTGGACATTCTGGGCGATATTCGCACGGCGGTCGATAGCGCGCTTCGCAACGGCACCACCCTTGATCAATTCAAAAAAGACCTGATCCCGACCCTGCAAGCCAAAGGCTGGTGGGGCAAACAGATTATGACAGACCCTGTAACCGGCGAAGAACGCCTGGTTCAACTGGGATCGCCTCACCGCCTGCGCACCATCTATGATGTAAATTTACGGGCCTCTTACGCTGCCGGGAAATGGCAGCGCGCCAAAGACCTGGGCAAGCAGCTTCAGGGCCAATCCGGGCAAAAGGTTTATCTGCGCTATGTCGCGGTGCTTGATGAACGCACAAGGCAAAGCCATCGCAACTGGCACGGCACGGTTTTGCCGGTGGACCATCCTTTTTGGGATAGTCATTACCCGCCCAATGGCTGGGGCTGCCGCTGTACGGTACAAATCCTGACAGACCGGCAACTGGCCCGCTATGGCTATGAAATCTCCCCCGATCCCGCCATTGAAACCCGCGACTGGTTTAACGGGCGTACCGGCGAAATTGAAACCATCCCCACCGGTATTGATCCCGGCTGGGGCCATAATGTTGGCAAATCGGCCACCCGCGCCGAGGCCGGGCGCGTCTTTGCCGAAAAGCTGCGTACCGCCCCGCCTGATATTGCCGCCCTGGCATTGAAATCAGACCCGGAGGTGATAGCTGAAATTCAAAACAGCTTTGGCCTGTTTTTTGATGATGTGATTGTCGCTGGCAGGGCTGGCGGTGAACGGCGCGTGATTGGGGCATTTAGCCCGCGCACGGTTGAGCGATTGTCTGATTTTGACAGCTACCCGGAAAATGCCGCGATTACCATTGGCGACCGCGATATTTTGCATTTGCTACGCGATGTCAAAAAAGCCAGAAATCAAACCTTGCCGGAATCCTTTATTCGCAATCTGCCAACTGAACTGGCCAATGCCAAAGCCGTGCTGTTTGATACGACCGACCCGGCATTGATCTATGTTTTCGATGCAGAGAACGCACAAAAAGGCAAACTGGTGGTGCGCATCGATTACTACCAGCGCATGCGCGGCAGTGATGGAAAACGGCGCGACATTCGCGTCAATGCCGCGCGAACCGCCGGTATTGTGAAACCGGAAAACCTTCTGCAAAAACGGTATCGACTGCTGGATGGCACCCTATAAAATTCACCTTTTGTTCCAAGTCTGTTAAAGTCTGATCGATACGGTTGTTTTTCGATCCCTGTAAACTGACAATGGGTACAAACATGAAGGCGAAACTGACATTTAAAACCCTTTGCGACTGTCATCCAGAAGACGGGATGGACATTGAGTTTTTTGCTGATCTGGAGCTTGATCCCGGTTTCGGAAAAGATGAACTGATATTATGGGTGCGGTTAAACGATGGTGCCCTAACAGACGTCGCCGGTGGAAAACGGCTTTCTGAGCGCATAGCAGAACACGAACTCGTACGGTCAAAGATCGACATGATCACAAAGGCCGCAGAGACCAAGTTTCCTCTATGGAAAAAACCGCAACCGATGATTTTGACAGGTGATGACCTGAAGGTGAAGATTGAGAAACGGTTGCCGCCCCTTACGTGACTTGGGCCTTTGCTGCTACTGGCCGATTTCCCGACAAGCACTCTGGGCTCACGAATTTCACCAGATTTTCCGGCAACCGCAGATTTGATCTTACCACTCCTGCCCGAAAAAATGAAGCGGTTCGATTTTTAGCCGACTGTCGCGATGACGGGGCTGTCAGGTCCGGTTGTCGCGAGTTCTCCCATCATAAGCCGTTAGACCCCCGTTAGAAGTGCGACAAGACAACATTGCGGGCCGGACCAGACCTGTATCTGTTGACGCCTCCCCTGAAATAATTCAGGCTCCCCTTGCTTCAAATCGCAAAAAATGGCGATTTACCTGAAGTTTTCAGCTAATTCCCGCCCTTTGAACCCTTCATGATGCCTCTGTCACATGACGGAGGGCGACGTGAAGCGTATTCATATTTTCAAACCTGGTACACATACCGACATGAGCGGACGGACGATTGCGTTCGGCGAAACCGATATGTCGGATATTTCGTCGGTTTACGATCCGTCCCTTCATGAAAGCCCTCTGGTTATCGGTCATCCCAAGCACAACAACCCTGCTTATGGTTGGGTCAAGTCGCTTGAATATGCCGATGGTGGGCTTGTCGCAATCCCGCAGCAAGTCAATCCGGAATTCGCCGAAATGGTTGAAACCGGGGCCTTCAAGAAAATCTCCGCGTCGTTCTATCAACCCGACGCGCCGAATAATCCCAAACCCGGTCATTACTATCTGCGTCATGTCGGTTTTCTCGGTGCGATGGCCCCTGCGGTCAAAGGGCTGAAAGCCATCGAATTCGCTGACGAAGCCGAAGACGGCATTGTCACGCTGGAATTCGCCGATCTCGACCCACGCAACGTGGCTGGAATGTTCCGGGGTTTGCGTGACTGGATACTCGGCAAATTCGGCCAGGAAGAGGCAGACAAAGCCCTGCCAGGCTGGGACGTCCAATGGGCCGCAGATCAGGCCGCACAGCCCGATCCCGAAACCGTCAATCAACCGATGTTTGCGGACCCGGCAGCCGATCCAGCCCCCAAACCCGTACCCGATCCCAACCCGCCGAAGGAGGACAAGGTGGACCCCAAGGAAATCGAAGCCATTAAACAGCGAGAAACAGCGCTCGCAGCTGCCGAAGCTGTATTTGCAGAGAAACAGGCGAGTACCGCAGCCATCAACTTCGCCGACAACCTGATCAAGGAGGGCAAATTGATCCCTGCGCAGAAAGACGCAGTGGTTTCCCTGGTCACGCATCTTTCGGTGCATGGTGAAGGTGAAATCAGCTTTGGTGAAGGCAGCAAACCGGCCCGTCCGGTTGATGCTCTCAAGGCGGTTCTCTCGTCTGTGCCCAAGATTGTCGATTTTGGCGAACATTCCGCTGATGTACCGGGCAATACGATTGATTTTTCCGATCCTGCCGTCCTTGCCGATGCGGCCCGTGCTCATGTCGCCGAACAGGCTTCGAAAGGCATTACGGTCGGTTATGGGCAGGCCGTGCGCAAACTCCAGAAAGGGGCCTGATCATGAATTTGGGTCTGATCAAAAATTTCACCAGTGCGGGGGCGATTGCCAAATACCGCATCGTTGCGGCGGGTGCATCAAGCGGTGTGGTCAAACAGGCCACGGCAGCGACCGACAGGATCATTGGTTGCACCGGCGTTGCCGGTGTCGATGCCGCCGACAAGCGCATCGATGTGTGCATGGATGACATCCGCGACATCGAATATGGCGGGGATGTTGAATTTGGCGACCTTTTGACCAGCGACGCGCAAGGCCGCGCTGTTATCGCGGCCCCTGCCGCCGGGGCCAATGTCCGCATTGTCGGCACCGCGATGGAAGATGGCGCGATTGGTGTGATCGGCAAGGTGCACGTCATTCCGTCAAGCCTTCAGGGCTGATTGATCCCCCCGTATTCAGGAGTTTTATTTTATGACTACCGGACAGTTTCAGGTCGATCCGATCCTGACCGCCATCGCGATTGCGTACAGCAATCCGACCTACGCCCTGATCGCTGATCAGGTTTTGCCGCGCATCAAGGTTCCGGCCCGTAAATTCTCGTGGCAGAAATACGATCTTGCCGAGGGTTATTCGGTTCCTGATACCCGCGTCGGGCGTCGTTCTGCCCCGAACCGGGTCGAGATCGAAGGCACCAAAGAAAATGACGAGGTCGAGGATTTCGGCATCGACATACCGCTTGATCAGCCCACCATCGAAGAAGCCGAAAAGGCCGGGTACAACCCGCGTGACCGTGCGACGGAACGCGCCACCAATATTGTTATGCTTGGTCGTGAAGTGCGGGTTGCCAACCTGATTTCCAGTCCTGCCAACTATCCGGCGGGTTTGGTCAAAGCACTTTCGGGCGCTTCGATGTTCACCGATACAAGCTCCGACCCGATCAAGGAAGTCTCGGACATGCTTGATGCCTGTCTGGTCCGGCCCAACCAGCTTACCATTGGGCAGGTCGCCTGGTCAGCCCTGCGCCAGCACCCGAAAATCGTCAAGGCGACCAACCGCAACTCCGGCGATGCCGGGGCGGCGGCCAAGGAAGCTGTCGCCGAACTGTATGAAGTACAGAAAATCCATATTGGTGCATCACGGGTTAACACCACCAAGCCGGGTCAGACGCCGGTGATGGAACGCGCCTGGGGCAACATCCTTGCCGGTCAGTTCATTGACGAAAGTGCGGATACCACAGGCGGGATCACCTTTGGCATGACCGCAGAATACGGCACAAAAGTCGCCGGATCGATTGCGGCACAGATGGGCCTTCGTGGCGGTGAACTGATCCGCTCGGGGGAAGAAGTCAAGGAACTGATTGTGGCAAATCACGCTGGGTTCCTGCTGTCCAACGTCGTTTAAGCCGGTAAAACGAAAGGAATTTCCCAATGGAATATCCGGTTTTAATCGCCGTTGACCATGACGGCAAAAAATACAAACCCGGCGGCAAGGTTGATATGACCGCCGAACAGGCAGCCCCCCTGATCCGGAGCGGTTTTATCGGTGCTAAATCCGCCGATACCGAGCAGACGGATTTCGCTGCCGTGGCCAATACCGCCGTCAAACTCCAGGAAACGCTACAGGCTCTTGCATCGGAACAGGCCGGTGCCGAAGGCGAAGGCGAGCAACCAAGTCCGCTTGATCGGGTGGTCGAGGCCATCGGCAAGATCGACCCGGCCAAAACCGAACTATTCACCGGTTCCGGCAAACCGAAAACCGAGGCCGTCGAAGCCGTCGAAGGTATCGACTTCCCGGTATCTGCCGCCCTGCGTGACCAGGCATGGGATCAGTTTCAAAAGCAACAAACCTCCTGATCTGCTGACTGATCCCGAACTGCCGACCGGCGCGACGCCTCCCCCGTGCTGGTCGGCCCTTTTTCCAAATTGAGGTAATGACATGGCCTATGCCGATTTAACCGCAATGACAGAACGTTTTGGCGAACGCGAGTTGATCGACCTGACGGATCGCGCCACCCCGCCAACCGGCCTGATTGACGGCACGGCCATCACGACCGCGCTAACCTCGGCGGAGGCCGAAATTAATGCCGCCCTGGCATCGCGCTATGCGCTGCCGCTTAATCCCGTTCCGACCCTGATCACGGACATGACCTGCGAACTGGCGCGATATTTTCTCTATGACAACGAACTGACGGAAACGGTTGAAAAACGTGCCAACTGGGCACGAAACCAGCTGCGTGCGCTCTCTTCCGGTCAGGCACAACTTGACCAGGGCATGACGGTGCGCCCGGCAGCGGCGCAATCCTATAAACCGGCCTCCGTTTTCAGCTTTGATCAGTTGCGGGGGCTGTGATGGCCGGTATGCGCTTCACCCTTGAATTTGATGACGAAACTGTTGCCCGTGCGCTGGGCGAACTGGTTCGACGCGGCGCGGACCTTTCGCCTGCCATGGCGGAAATTGCCCAGGCAGGCGAAACATCCACCCTGCATCGCTTTGAAACCGAAACCGGACCAGATGGTAGCCCCTGGCGGCCATCGCTTCGCGCCACCGAGGAAAACGGCCAGACCCTGACCGATAGCGCGCAATTGCGAAACAGCATTTCATCGCGCTTTGACGCCACCAGTGCGGAATGGGGATCAAACAAGATTTACGCGCCGACCCATCAGTTTGGTGCAACCATCCGCGCGAAAACAGCACGCGGGTTACGGTTTAAAATCGGCAATCGCTGGGTTGTCAAACAGTCGGTCACGATCCCGCCGCGCCCGTTTTTGGGCATCAATGAGGATGACCAGAGCGAAATCCGCGACATTCTACGCGACCACATTACGGGGCTGATTTCATGATCATGAGCGAAGTCATCACGCGGTTAAAATCGCAAACCGACCGCACCGTGCTGCGAACCCTGGGCGGGGCGCTCGATTACGCCAAACTGAAATCGGCCCCGCAAGCCCCTTGCGCCTTTGTGGTGCCGGTTCGTGAAAGTGCCAAAGGTAACAATGTCGCCGTCGGTGCCGTGCGCCAGGCGGTAAACGAACAATTCGGGGTCATCCTTGGTTTGACATCCCGCAATGACCGGCATGGTGACAAGGCCGAAGCCGAAATCCGTGCTGTTCGCGATGCGATTAAAGCCGCCCTGCATGGCTGGCAACCGACGCCCGATTACGACCCGATCACATTCGTGCAAGGCGATTTGCTTGATTTTACCAACGGCATTGTGTGGTGGCAGGACGTTTATGCCACCGCAACTCAATGGCGCGCAAAGGAGGCCTGACCATGAAGGGTGGGCGTTACGAAAAAGACAGCAAAACCGGCGCTGTGACGCGCATCGAACATATGGGCAAGCAGGTCAAAAGCGAGAAACCCAGGCCGGTAGCAAAGCCTGCAAAGGACAAGGAGTAACACCCCATGAGCCTCAAATGGCGCAAGACAGTTATTCTGGCCAAGCTGGAAACCACCTATGGCACGGATGCAAGCCCGACCGGGGCGGCCAATGCGATTCAGATTTCGGAAGCCACAGTTACGCCGCTGGCCGGGGACGAGCTGGATCGTGGCTTGATGCGTGAAACGCTGGGCTCCAGCCCGTCGATCCCGGTTGGGTCGCATGTGACGTGTGAATTTACGGTCGAAATCGCCGGTTCCGGGGCGGCGGGAACAGCACCGGGTTTTGGCCCGTTATTGCGCGCCTGCGCAATGGCAGAGATCATCGATGCCGGGGTGAGTGTTGCGTACAACCCTGTGTCAGAAGACGAAGAGTCGGCATCGATCTATTTTCATCGCGACGGCAACCTGTTTAAGCTGATCGGGGCGCGGGGCAATGTCACCGCCGAGCTGAATTCCAATGCCCTGCCGGTGTTCAAATTCAGCTTTACCGGGCTCTGGACAGAGCCGTCATCGGCAGCGCTACCAACAAGTGATTTTTCGGCTTTTATTCCCGCGCTGCCGGTCAATAACGCCAATACACCGACATTCACTTTGCATGGCTTTGCCGCCGTGATGACCGCGTTTACCCTCAATCTTGGCAATACCATCAATCATCGCGACCGCGTCAATTCCGAGGAAGTGAAGTTCTCGGATCGCAAGATGAGCGGTTCCGCGACCTTTGAAGAACCAGCGATTTCCACCAGGAACTTTTATGCGGCTTCCAAGAACGCAACCCTTGATGCCTTGCAACTGGTTCATGGAACCAATGCAGGCAATGTCGTGACCATCGACATGCCCAAGGTGCAGCTAAAGACGCCGAGCCAGAGCAATGAGGAAGGTACGGTTTTGCTGGCTGTTGCGCTGACGCCCACACCCGATGCGGGCGATGACGAAATTACCCTCACATTCACCTGATTAAACAGGCTCTCATTGCCCTGTGAGAGCCGTCTCAGACTGCCTTTAACGGAGTTTTTCCCATGACTTTTGTGCTTCGCGAGAACCACACCTTTAAACGCAAAATTGACGTAAAGGTGCCGACCGATACCGGTTTCAAGGCCGAGAGCTTTACCGCCACCTTTGCTGCCATCAATAGCGATGAAGCCAAAGAGCTTTATGAAGGCGAAGATACCAACAAGGATCGCGTCTTGCTCGATCGCGTCTTTGTCGCCTGCGAGGGCATCAAGGACGAAGACGACAACGATGTTGCTGACACAGCATCCTTGCGCGAGATGCTGGCAAAAATCCCCTATGTTGCTCTGCCCTTGATTACCGAATTCTGGAAAGGACTGTCGGGGCAAAAAACAAAAAACTGATTGATGTTGCGCGCCACTGGGCGGCGGGCGAGCAGCATTCCAGCATCGATACCGACACTTTAATTGATGACATGCGCGCCTGGGGCGCGTCAGAGGACCAGATCAGCCAATGGCTTTCACAGCAGCAAAAACAGAACAGCGAATTCGCCGTGCGGCCCGAAAACTGGCCTGCGGTCGAGTTGTTTTTGGTGGCTGCGACGCAATGGCGGTTGGCCGCAAACGGCGCGCCTTACGGGCTGGATTATCTCGGCGTGGAGACAGCGGCAAAGTTTGCGGGCTTAAAGATCACGCCCGAGCTGTTCGCCGATTTGAGAATCATGGAACAGGCGGCGATTGGCCGGTTTGCGGAGTTGCGGGCGAGGTAGATCATGAGTGATCTGATCATCACCGCACGTTTGCGCGCCGATGCCAGAGGGTTTATCGGCGATTTGCGCCTGTCGCGCGCCGAGCTTGACCGGCTGACCGATAGCTCTGGCCGCGCCGGGCGAGGCCTTAATCGTTTGTCCGCGCAGGGCAGCAATGTGAGCGGCATGTTCCTCAATATGCGCAACGCGATTGCAACCCTTGGCCTTGGTCTTTTGGTGCGCGATATCTATCAGACCGGCAATGCGTTTGAGGGCTATGAAAGCACCTTGCTCTCGGTTGCGGGGACGCATCAAAAAGCCGCTGCTGAAATGGATTATGTGCGTGCCCAGGCAGACCGGCTGGGCTTGGCGCTTAAATCCACCACCGACCAATATAGTCAGGTTGCGGCAGCGGCCAAAGGCACCGTTTTGCAAGGGCAACCGGCACGCGACATTTTTGAAGCGGTGTCGGAATCGATGGTGGTGCTCAATAAATCCTCTACCGATACCCAGGGCGCGCTGACCGCGATTACCCAGGTGATGAGCAAAGGCACGGTGCAGGCCGAAGAACTGCGCGGCCAGTTGGGTGAGCGCATTCCCGGGGCGTTTCAGATTGCATCGCGGGCGATGGGGGTATCAACGCAAGAGCTTGGTAAGATGCTGGAACTCGGTCAGGTGACAGCAGAAGATTTTCTGCCCAAGTTTGCGGGCGAATTGCGCAAGACATACGGGGAGGCTTTACCATCGGCCACGCGGCGGGCGAGTTCCGAATGGAACCGCATGATGAATGTCATCACGGATAGCGCCAATACCGCCTACACATCGGGCTTTGGTCAGACACTGGCCAAAGAAATTCGCGATATCACGGCTTTGCTCAAAGGTCCCGAGCTTGAACAGGCCGCTGTCAATTTTGGTGAATTGCTCGCACAGGGCACGGCACTGGCCAGTGACGGGTTGCAGTTCGTAATCCGCAACGGGGATCAGGTATTAGCGGTGCTGGCGGGTATCGCAGCGGTTAAAACCGCCTCAACCCTGATCAGCATTGGCAGTGCGGCTTTACGGGCAGCGGCAGGGCTGGCGGCCTTTGCCTTTACCCCGGTCGGGGCGATTACCATTGCGCTGGGGCTGGCAACGGCGGCACTGGTCGCGTTTCGCAACGAGACGGTGACAGTTCACGGGCAGACGGCAACGGTGACAGATTACCTCGCGGCAAGCTGGGGATATGTTGCTGAAGCCGTCACGACCGCGTGGGAGGCGGTTGAAAGCTATGTTCGCAGCAACTGGGATCAGGAGCTGTTTACCTCCATTCGACAGGTGGGGACTGCTTATAAGGATTTCTACAATTCGGTGATCGGCTTTTTTGTCTCCATCCCGGAGATTTCCAGGATCGGCGCAAGCGGCCTTGCCAATGCCTTTGACAGTGCCATTGATTATGTCCTGGGCCTTTTCACCGATCTTGGCAAGGCAACGAAACTGTTGCTGTCTGGTGATTTTGAGGAAGCTGCCGATCTTGCCAGCGCCGCGCTATCGAAGTCTTTTGAAAGCGGGATGTCCGATACGGCAGCGCGCATCAAAAATGTGCTTGATACCAACATGCCGAAGGACTTCCTTGCAAACTGGTGGCAATCCGCCCAGGATTTTGCAGCCCCGGTGGTTGACAAGGTTGCCGCTGACGCTGGCGCGCTCTACCGCGCCCGTCTGGCAGCGGCAAAACCCGCCCCGGTGACTTTGCCGGGTGTCGGCATTGAAAACAACCCGGGGGGCGGGAGCGGCGCGCCGGTCATCACCGCCCAGCAGCAAACGGCGCACGCCAATGCGATCAAAAAGATCAAGCAGGGTTATCTCGATTTGTTGTCGCCCCAGGAGCGCAACATTGAAGCTGCGAAGCAGTGGTATGAAGAAGCGATCAAAGGACTTGACGCCAATCAGCAAGGCTATGCCGAGTTTAAGGCAGAAGCCGACGAAGTTTACCAGCACCTGATTGAGCAAGGCTCGACTGACTGGCAGGCGGGTTTGAAGCGTGGCCTGCGCGAGATTGGCGAAGAGGCCAGCGATATGGCCAGCCAGACCGAACGCGCGCTAACAAATTTCAACCGCGCTGGTGAAACCGCCTTTGTCGGATTGATGCGTGGTACGACGTCGCTATCCTCGGCTTTTTCCAACATGGCCGATTCCATCATCAACGACATTTTAAGGATGATGTATCAGCAGCAAATCGCAAAGCCGATTGCAGGCTTTGCCAGTGATTTTCTCAGCAGCTTTATCGGCGGTTTCAGCTTTGGCACCACGAATTTTGACAGCACTGCCGCGCATTACAATGGTGGTGGTCGCACGGGCGTGAACATGTCGGCGGTCGGCTCTTTTCATTCCGGGGGCCAGGTGCGCACCGGTGGCGAAAACCCGCGCATGTTACCGAACTGGATATTTGACAATGCCCCGCGTTTTCATAACGGGCGCATCCCCGCCCTGAAACCCGGTGAACTTGCGGCGGTGCTCAAGGACGACGAGGAAGTCCTCACACGAAACAATCCGCGCCACATTTTCAATGCCGGTCGCAGCGGGTCGATCAGCGGCAATTCCGGTATGATTATGCTGGAACCGAAATTCGAGATCACGCTCGAAAACCAGACCGGGCAGGACATGGCGCAGCCGACGGTGGAGAGCCGTGGGACCAAAAATGGTGCCCAGCAGCTTTATATTCTGCTCAAACCGATGATCTCGAATGACATTGCCAATGGCTCGCTCGGCAAGCAGATCGGTTCGCAATTCAATACCTCGCAATCCCTGATCAGGAGGTAGCGCAGATGGTCGCGCCTTATCCTGCATCCTTGCCTTCTGACCCGCTGATCGATGCCTATCGCGAGACGTGGGTCAGCAATATTGGTGAAAGCCAGACCGATAGCGGTCGCCCCCGGCGCTTTAAAAAATACACCAAACCGCCACGTCAGAAGCTGACACTCGCCATGCCGATGAAGCGCGGGGAAGTCGCGATATTTGAGACATGGTTTCGAGAAACACTTGATGACGGAATTTTGCCCTTTTCACTGCTTCATCCGCGCCTGTTGCAGCCTGTGACCTTCTGGTTTCGGGCGGATGCCGCGCCGAACCCGGCACCGGAGAAAAATGGCCAGAACTGGCGCGTCATGTATGAATTGGAGTTTGAAATATGACAGAGCAGATCGGTCGTTTAAGCCCCGAGGCGACCAAGGCAGTCCAGCAACAGGATATCGGCGAGGTCTTTTTGACCGCGCTTGACATTTCGCATCCTGAAATGGCCGAGACCCTGCATGTGATCAATAACAGCGAGAATTTGCAGCGCCTTGGCAAAACCTATGTCGCCTTGCCGTTTGACCTTAACCTGCCCGATGAAACTGCGGGCGAAATGCCCCGGCTTGATCTCGCGATGTCGAATTTCCCAGGTGAAAATGGTCAAACCCCGATTGCCGATGCGCTGGAAACCATGTCGGTCTCGCCTTTGTTTGAGCTGTCGGTGTTTTCGGCCTCACGGCCCGATGTGACGGAATATGGACCGATCGCGCTCGAACTTGAAAATGCGAGTTATGACCAGGGCGAGATTAAAGGCACCCTTGTGATGGACCCGCATATGACGCGCGAACCGCATCCTAAAGACAGCTGGGATGCCTCGATTGCGCCCAATATTTTCACGCGGAGGGTTTGATGATTGTCGGGATTAGCGCCTGGGCGCGCAAATATGTCGGGATCAGGTTTGCCAAACGGGGCCGGGGTTTTGATGGTGTTGATTGTTACGGTTTGCACTGGCTGGTGGAAAAGACCGAAACCGGGCGGGAATTGCCAATCCTTGATTATGCCTTCGAACCGCGCGATGTGCGCGGCATTTCCCGGTTGTTTAACGGGGAAATGCCGCTGTGGCGCAGGCTGGGTGCGCCGCAAGATCGCTGTGTGGTGATGCTGCTGACCGGCGGCGTGCCCTCGCATGTCGGCGTGGTGTGCGGCGATGGTTTGATTATCCACGCTGATAGCGATGCCGGAATGGTGGTGTGTGAGCGGCTCTCCGCCCCCTCATGGCCGGAAAGCCGGATTGAGGGCTTTTATGCCTATGGGGGTGAGTGATGGTTTCAGGATGCCGCACAGGATTGAATAACACCAATAACGTTGGAAACTTCGCGCTCACTCCCCTGCCAGACATCCACCTTGGTGTGGGTGGCGTCAATTTTACGCAGCTCCGTTCGCCCATCCCAACCATCGGCTCCGGGCACCGAAAAGCCCGTCACGAGCTTGAGAAGATAGTCCATTACCGCCAACCCGGACTCAGAATAAATCTGACCTGTGACGGGTCTACCACGCACACGCTCTTTAACATCGTAACACCGAAAAATGTCTTGGTAATTGCCGTCAACAATCACTTGTCGATGATATACCGAGGCTTTCAGTTGTTCTGGCGTATCGTAACCAACACAGCCGGTCAGCATCAGTACACAAAATACTGCAAGCGTCTTTCGCATGATCTTCTCCCCAAGATGAAGCGTCTGAAATGGTTCGCTAACTCTATTGAGGGTTGTGAGGGCTGTCATGTCTAAAATCCTCTTGCCGATGAACAGTCCGCAAAATCAGGCTATTCGCGTTCTTGCCGGTCAGTCGATTTTTAACCCGACGCCCGTCGAATATGTCTTGCCTGCAAAGGGAAAAACCATTGCACAAATGCTGTGCGAGATGCGCGGGCGTGGCGAGATTGACGAACTTTTAATCGATGATCAGGCGCGCCCACGCGGCGGGCTGGATGTGCAGGTCTGGCTGGGGGATTGGGGCCTATCCCGGGTGCAAATGCTGATCCCTGCCGAGCTGTGGCATCGTGTGCGCGTTAAACCGGGCATGTCGATGGCCATTACGCTGCGACCGCGCGGTGGCGGTGGCGGTGGTGGTAAAAGCCCTGCACGCATTTTGCTAACCATCGCAGTCATTGTTGTTTCAATCTATACCGGCGGGGCCGTTGCCGGATGGGCTGCGAGCGCACAAGGTGCAGGCTTGAGTGCCAGTGCTGCGACCGCACTCGGTGCCGCCGCCGGTGCCGCCGTCACGGCCATCGGCAATGTGTTGATCAATTCCATCGTGCCACCCCCGACCAACAATATATCGGCGGCGCGTGGTGATTACGCGCGCGACAGCGCCAGCCCGACCTGGTCGCTCGACGGCATTGCGAACGACCCTGATCCATACGGCCCGATCCCGCAGCTTTATGGCACCAAGCGCATCACGCCGCCCCGGGTGACCGAATTTTATACCGAAAATGTCGGCGATGACGTCTATGCCCGCGTCACGCTGGGCTGTGGCTATGGGCCAATGCGCTTTAGCGAGCCACGTTTTGGCACAACCCCGGTGGCGAATTTTGAAAATGTCGAGCTGGAATATCGCGAAGGCTGGATGGATGATGCACCCTCGACCCTGTTTGCCGATCAGCCGCAGACCGACAGCTACAATATCAGGATTACCAATCAAAGCCCGGTGATTGTTGAAAGCCGCGAGGCCGACGAACTGGTGATTGACTATGCCTGCACCGGGCTGGTTTATTTTGACGATAATGGCAATCGTCAGAACCGCACGGTTGAGGCCAAGATTGATATCAAACGGCTGGATGTTGACGAAGAATATGTCTCGGCCCTCAGTTCGGCGGCACCGCTTGAAGCCAGCAGCTTTTTAACGCGCATTTTTGCCCCGGTCGGTCGGCGCTGGGTGGTGTATCGCAGCGATTATGCGGTCAACGGGCCAATTACGATCACGCTGTTTTCGCGGGCAGGGTCCTATTTCGGGTCCAGCCCGCTATCAGGTTATGAATACCAGGTATCGGTGCGCACTTATGACGCCGAGCGCGATGATCTGGTGTCGTCAACCTGGCCACCGAACAGCTTTGCCCTGTATTGGCAAAGCGGTGTAATCGCGCCGGGCGCCTCGCAAACCGGCACGATTACACCGCCGCTCGGACAGCGCCTCGAAATTGCGGTGTGTATCAGCAATTACTGGGTGTCAACACCTAGTGGCACACCTGCAAAATGGATACCGAACAATTTCCCCGCCGCTGATCCGACATGGATGATGTATGACGATCCCGAAATCAGTTATATGACGTCAGCGCCCAACATCGAACGCATCAGCCTGTCGATGACGGCGGCCAGTGAAAATGCCGTGCGTCGGTCGGTGCGGATACCGCTCCCGTCGCACGGGCGCTACGCGATCCGCACGCGACGATTGACCGCCGATAGTGACAGCCCGCGTGTCCGCGATGATCTTTATATTACCGCTGTCAAAAGCATCCTGCACAAACAGCCAATCAGCAAAAAGGGTATTGCCACGATCAGCTTTCGCGCCAAGGCGGGGGATCAGCTTCAGGGGCTATTGGATCGCTTCAGTGTCAGGGCGTCGCGCTTGCTCCCGGTTTATGACCGCGACACACAAGCATGGGACTGGAAGGAAACCAAAAACCCGGCATGGGCAGCCCTTTGGTGCCTGATGGGCGAAGCGGTGGCGCAGCCTTGCGGGGTGGAAAAAATTGACCTTCCCATGTGGCTGGCGCTGGCCGATTTTTGTGCGCGCAAGCCCCCGCATAGTGATTTGGCTGATGCGATTGATCCGGAATCGGAAGACACCGCCTATTTTCGTTATAGCGGTTATTTTCGCGACCGGCGGGCGGCCACCAAGCGCGCCCAGGACATTTTATCGGCCTGCCGCGCGCAGCTGGTGATGGTGGCGGGCAAATATTCCGTAGTGTGGGAAGACCCTGATCCTGTCCGTGTGTCCTATCTGGGGCCAGAAAACTGCCTGTCGCTGACGCGCAAGCGCACCTTTGTTAATTTACCGCATGGCTTGCGGGTGCAATGGCGCGACGAAGCCGAAAACGACCGTGAACTGATTGTTTATCGCGACGGGTTTAGTGCGGCGAATGCCACCCTGTTTGAAACCCTTGAACTGGAAGGGTGTGACGGCGAAGACCTTGCCTGGCGCGAAGGCCGCTACTGGTTTGCGGTTGCTCAATTGCGGCAAAAAACCACCACCGCGATTGTCGGCTATGAGCATTTGCGTTTCGGGCTCGGCAGCATGGTCGGCGTAAGCCATCCGGTGCCCAAAATCGGGGTGGCCAGCGGGCGGATTAAGGCTGTTACTCATGACGAGGACGGCAATGTATCGGCCATCACGCTCGATCAGCCCGTACCGTTTGACGGCGAGCATGATTATTGCGTGCGGATATGGCTGTCCAAAGGCGGCACGGCCTATAGCACCGTCACGCATGAGGCGGGTGAATATGTGACGCTAATGCTGGATAACCCGGTCGCGCCGCGCGATTTTGCTGACTCGGACAGCGCACCAACTCCAGGCAATTACTTCCAGTTCGGCATTGTCGGCTATGAGTTGCGCGACATGCTGGTCAAGAATATTGCAAGACGGGATGATTTTCATGCCCTGGTCGAACTGGTCGATGCCGCCCCCGAAATCCACCTTGCCGATCAGGTCGCGATCCCCGATGCCGAACCGGCACCAACACCGGGGCTAGCCGCACCGCCGGGACCGGTGACAGACCTTGAAATTACTGAAAAAGTCACGCGGATCGGCAATGAAACCCAATCTACTTTGCTGGTGTCGTGGCGACCGGCAGAAGGCCAGCTGGTTGCGAGTTATCAGGTGCATATCGCGATGGGTGATGACAGCGCGGTGTTTTATGCCCCGGTGATTGCGCACAACATTACGATTCCTGTCGAGCTTCAGGGCAAACAATACAAGGTCTGGGTGGTGGCGGTGTCGCCATCGGGCAACCGGCTCGCAGTAAGCGATAGCAGCTTTGGTACCATCTTTGTTTCGGGGAAGCTCGCCGCACCCGCAACCCCGAGCAATGTCAAATTATCCTTTGCCTCTGGCATGGCGACAATTGCGACTGATCCGCAGAATGACGCCGATAAATTCGTTCTGACAATTGCAACGCCAGTAAGCGCAGGTGCCAGTCTTGGCGGCACACTTGCGGCTAATCAGGAGATCGAGTTTGCCGGATCGGCGACCACGGTTTCAGTGCCGCTTAAGGGTGAATATGTCTTTACGCTTCAGGCCGCCAACTTTCAGGGCACGCGATCCGAACCGGTGATGCGCCGTCTGACACAAAACCGCGCATGGGCACCGAACGCTGTGGCGTCTCTTGCGGTGCCGACCGCAGGGGGCAGCTTTAGCGGGTCTATCGGGCGCACCGATAGCGGGCAGATCAGGCGGCCTTCTATTGTGGGTGCCGCCTGGTCGGACCCGGAAAGTGCCAATGATGTTGAACTGTTTAACGGGCTTTGGGATTTGGCCGATGTGCCGACCGGCGATCTGGCCGATTTGCCGGTCAGCTGGTTTGTTGGGCCGCAATTAACCGAAGTCGCCGAATGGGTATCAGAAATTGTTGATTTTGGTGAAGACCTGCACGGCGTGTGGTGGTCGGATCAAAAGGCCGAAATCCTTGATTATTCAGCTATCGTCAACTGGAACGATGTGCCGACCAGCGTGCTTGAGAATGTCGATAACCGGCTTTTAAGGGCGGATAGCGCGGCAACAATCGGGGTGGTTCTGGAACTTGGCCAGCAAAGCGATCTTTCAGACGCTACTGCCGTGGCCGGGCATTGGGATGGCACCGCGCGCTATGGCCGGGTTCGGGTGCGGATCACAGCACAAAGCTGGGTGATTGAGGCCTATGCGTCGGACATCACCATCCATTGCGACGCCCCGGACGAGATCGATGCCGGGACCGGTACCATCAGCGGCACAACGCCCGATACCGTGACATTTAACCGCACCTTTGCGGTTGTCCCTGCTGTGACAGTCACGGCGGAGAACGGCGATAGTGCTGCCCTGGTGACGGCATCGGTTTCCAAAACGGGTTTTCAAATTACAGGCACTGCCGGATCAAAATTTGTCTGGCACGCATCAGGAGTAAAAAAATGACCTTTGATCCCACAAAACCCAGTGCAAGTGAGGGCACCTTTGGCGAGGCACTGGATGCGACGCGATCCAACCTTAATGATGTTAACGACCGCCTGAAAGCGCAGGAGAACCTTGCGCTGGCCAGCACGAAAAACGAGGTTGTGGCGGCGCGCGGGTCTAAGTCGACAGTTAAGGACCGGCTTGCAGTGGCAATAAACGACGATGGCAGCCTCAAGTTTGAGAGCTTGAAAAACATGACATGGATCGCGTCTGGTGATGTACCAACCTATGTCAGCGCACAGAGCTTTACCGTACCGGGCGATCAGACGGCCAAATACCTGTCAGGCCTTGTGCTGCGTCTGATGCACGGCACGACGCAAATCCATAGCGTGGTGTCGGTCGCGTCCTATTTGGCCGGGACCGACAAAACGACAGTCAGCCTTCAGCAATCATTGCTGACACCAGCCCTGTCCTCGGTGCTGATTGGTTTGGCGTCCCTTGGGGAGGTGCTTTATGAGAATGCAATCAACCGCACACTCGACCCGCTCGACAGAATTTCGCGAAAACCTATGGCGCGAGGGGCTGTTTTCCCAATCCCGGGTCGACGCACTGATAGCATTATCCAGCCTGATATTCGCGGTACCCTGGCGTATCGCAGGGATAAGTTTGACAAGCTATCACAGGTCAGCGTCGATGTACTTCGCCAGGAATACGAAAGGGATATCCTGATAGGTTGGATGATTGAGGGACAGCGCCAAAACGTTGCAATTAACAGCAATACTGCACTTGGCGGCACAGGGTTTTCTGCGGGTGGTGACACGGCATCAAACCAATCAACGTCCTTTAAATTCCCGTTGGATACTGCGGCTTCTTTGGTCAAAGCTGAAACAGGATTGACGTTCAGGTATAGCCAAAACTATGCGACAGTTTTGGACAAACATTACACATTCAGCATTTACCTCGCCTATGAAGACGGCAGGGATATTAATGCGGAATTTGGAAGTCCTGGGACAGAAGCCTCACCTATCAACCCTTTCAGTATAGTGGCAGACGGGGCTCCAAGAACGTGGGCATCACTCACGAAAGAGACGTATCAAGACGGAAGTATGCGCGTTTGGATACCAGTTGTCGCGACTTCTAATTTAGTACGCGGCTGGGGTGTTCTTATCCGCGACGTGCATAAAACCGTTTCTTCAAAACTCTTTGCATCTGGTTTTCAGGTCGAACCGGATGCAAATTTTCCATCGTCCTATATGCCAACAGGATCATTTCCAGTAATACGCGATGCGGACAAGGTAAGAACCTTGACGTCTAACCTCCCCGACTGGCGAGACAGAGAATCTTTTTCCCGGTTTGACGATTTCTGGACAGCAATAGGTCAGGGTGCAACGCCGCAGTATGCAAGTGCATTCGATGATGGGTCGACAAATAATCTGATTACCGTCTTTCGTGTTAATACCGGGCAAATTTGCTTGAACGTTCTAAATGAAGGGACTTTTGTAGTTACATTGCAGGGGCCTGTTGTCACAGGGCGCCAAAGACTACGAACCTGTTGGTCTATTGAACGAAACAAGACATTCCTGACGGTCGCAGGTTCTGGTTTAAATCTGGGTAATGGTATAAACGAGCCGGTAACTACTGTAATTGATACCGACTGCGAAATTCCCCGTGACATAACAACACTAACCATCGGCAATCGCAGCAGCGACATGTCGCGTGCTGGCTTTATTCGACATGTGCAGGGCGCAACTTTACCGGGCGCGATATCTGTAACTGACGCCGAAGCCATGTGCCGGTTCCCCTGAGGAGACAATCATCATGCAATACATTTGCCTACGTGCAGATAATGAAGCGGCCCTTTGGGAGGGCTTGGTTTTCGCTCATTCCAAAGATGAACAGGGTAACGATGAGTGGGCGCTTGGTGGAAATGTCTGGGCGTTGGCCATCCTTGGCCGACTGCCTGACCCGACGCAACCGCCAACGTTTGACGACGCTGGAAATGAGTTAACCTCGCAAGGCTGGTTAACCGGCTTTCACGCTAACATGATCGTGCGGGACAGCTTTGCCGAAACAATCCCGGAAGAACTGATCGTGACCCCGGAAACCCCACAAGTGATTTGGGCAGGGCAACATGTTTAAGCTGCAATTTTATCTTGATCAGGCGCTTGAAAAAGTCAGTGATTATTTTCCCGAGCTAATGCCAAACGGTTCGGTCACAACTGCGAAACTTGCGACAAATGTCCTGACCGAACCGGGTCAGGTACTGGCGACAGTAAACGACACCGCGCCAGCTTCTCCCGGCACTTGGCAAAAAATCGGCACCACGACCGTTACCGCCGAGGACACCACCGAAACCACTGTCTATCACTGGCTGAGGACGGTTTAGGGGGCTGCGATGACAGATAACGCCTTAACCTGATGATTGCCTGACGAGACTATCCCCGTTTAAAGGCGGGGGTCAGGGTGTTGACGCACCCTGAACCGGGAGAGATCAGCTCCCACGACTAAATCGCCCCGCCACCGTTGCAACGGCGCGGCCAGATTAAAGCCTGTAAAACCAATGTCGACTCAAATAGTTAAACCCGTGCTTCCGGTTGCTCCCTATCTTGGGGGCAAACGCAACCTTGCCAAGCGTTTGGTGGTTATGATTGATCAGATCGATCACGCCACCTATGCAGAGCCTTTTGTCGGTATGGGTGGGGTTTTTCTCCGCCGAATCCGCCAACCCAAGGCCGAAGTCATCAACGACATCAACCGCGAACTGGCCACCTTTTATCGCATCCTCCAGCGTCATTATGTGCCGTTTATGGAAATGATGAGGTTCCAGATTACGACCAGGGCAGAGTTTGAACGCCTGGTCAAAACCGATCCGACCACACTGACCGACCTCGAACGCGCAGCCCGTTTCCTGTACCTCCAGCGCACAGCGTTTGGTGGCAAGGTTTCGGGTCGCAATTTCGGGGTGTCGGTCGAGCGACCGGGGCGGTTTGACATTACGAAGCTCGGGCCGATGCTTGACGATTTGCATTCGCGCCTGTCGGGCGTGGTGATTGAATGCCTGCCTTATGGTGACTTCATCAAACGTTATGACCGGGCAGAGACATTATTTTACCTCGATCCACCTTATTTTGGCGGCGAGAATGATTATGGGAAGAATGTCTTTGAACGGGCTGATTTTGAGAGACTGTCAGAACTTCTAAGAGGCCTCTCAGGGCGTTTTATTCTATCTCTCAATGACGTGCCAGAGATCCGCGAAATCTTTGCCGGGTTCTCAATCGAGACTGTCGAGGTCAATTATTCAATTGCCCGTCAGGCCGAAAGCCGTCGTGCTTTTGGTGAACTGATCATTTCCAACACCTGACACAAAAAAGCCGGGGCGATGATGCCCCGGCGGTTCTTTAACATTGTAAATCTGCTTATTTGCCCTTGGCCGTGCTCTGCGCCCCTGCTTCATAGGCGCGGCGCAAAGCCGCTTTTAAGCCCCATACAGCAACATCATGAAAATCTTTGCTGTCATGCCCTTTGGTTTCGAGCGTGTTGATAAACAGCTCGTCGCGGGCGATCTGTTCAAAAAGCTGGTTCAAATCATTCATCTTTATGCTCCTGGTCGCGGGTCTTTATCATTTGCGGTAAGGACAGTACCGCTCCGTTCGCCGCCGATTGCCAGTCGAAAGAGAGCAAAGAATTTGCGAAGTTGGCTTATCCTGTGAATGAGTGGATAAGCGACGAAAAAGCCGGGGCAATGCCCCGGCCAGGCTCCAAAAGAAACGGTTTAATTGGGCTGCCTGTGCAGGGCGAGAACCGTGCCATGAATGCTTTGGGCGGTGCCGATCAGCCCTTCAAAATCCGCCAGCGCCCCGACCGCGCCGTTTTGGTTATCATTCCGTATCGCCTCTTCGGCCTCGGCCCCTGTGGCAGCGAGCTGTGCGAGTATGTCGTTCAGTGCGCTGATATTGGCGGCGATTGCGTTTTTGTATGAAGCAGTCAT